CACGAAACAGAAATACCGCGAATACCTCGAGAACCATCTCGACGAAGCATTCGGACGCAAGACCGTCATCGCGATCACCTACCGGGATATCGTCAAATGGTGCGATTCATTCCCTGCCGGCAAGAGGGGAGCGGTCGTGCGCAAGCAGGCCTATACCCTGCTCAAAGCCATACTCGCCACCGCCGCAAGCGAGCCACTGGACGATACCGGGACCACGCTCATCGACCGCAACCCCGCAATGCTCAAGACATCATCGCCCAAGTCGCATCGCGATGTACCCATCGCCGAACTCGATGAATTGCGCGCTCTGCGCCTCGCCATGCCGAAGGGCCTGGAACTCGCCATACCCTTGGCCGGGGTCATGGGACTGCGCGAAGGCGAGGTATGCGGTCTGCAACGACGCGACATCGACATGAAAGCCCGGCGATTGCACGTGCGGCATTCCGTCAAGCCCATATACGACGCCGACGGACATAGGACACTCGTGCTGGGCAGCACCAAAACTGTATCGAGCGTCAGAGATCTGGACATCCCCCTGTTCCTCCTGCCGCTCATCCGCGACCACCTCGCCATGTACACGTCCGAGGAACCCGAGGCAATGGTATTCACCGGGCGCAAGAGCCACGGCATGGTAGCCCCGCAGTCATTGCGAAACGCATGGAACCGGGCGAAAGCCATCGTACCGCGCCTGGAGCATATGAGATTCCACGATCTGCGCCACACAGCCCTCACCCGCCTCGCGGAGATGGGAGCAACAGGCGGCGAGCTCATGGAGCAAGCCGGGCATACATCGCTCAAGATCGCATCGATCTACCAGCAGTCAAGCGACAAGCACCGCGAACAGGTCATGCAGCGCCTGGACGACGCGATCGGGCAGCAACACAATCATGAGGAACCGGCAGAAGCAGCCACGAATTTCGTGGATGAGCTGGCTAGGCTCGGTGATTTGCATAGCAGGGGAGTACTGGATGATGCAGAGTTCAAGGCAGCGAAGGCGCGTCTGCTCTCATAATCAGATGGCTCCGCTGGGCTGCTAAAACAGAAAAGCACCCCTCGCCTCCATGTAGGAGGCGAGAGGCGCATTGCATTTTCTACCGTGGTTTAGGTGGTTATTTGGTGTCGGCGGTCGTGCTGTTGTATTTGATGCTGGTGAGTCCCAGCAGCGCGCCGAGCAGGACGCCAAGCGCGGTGATGGTGGCGGCCGCCTGCCCCGCGTATGGGATGGGCCAGATGCCGCCCAGGCCGACGATGAACGTGGCGGTGGCCGGCAGCACGATGATCGCCACCCATTTGAGGACGTCGTAGACCGTGTCGGGGATGAGACCCTTGGGTTTGTTGTCTTCCGTCATGACTGTCTCCTTAGTAGGCGAGTGTTTCGCCTGGGTAGATGAGGTTGGGGTTGCCGGAGCGGTAGCCGTGCAGGCTGGACGCGCTCACGCCCAGGCGCGCGGCGATGCCGGTGAGCGTGTCGCCGGGGCGCACGACGACCGAACGGCCGGATGATGCCGCGCCGGCGGTGCTGAGCCGCTGTCCGGGATAGATGATGTAGGGCGAGGACAGTCCGTTGAGCGCGGCGATGGACCGCCACGAGGACGGCCATACTTTGCTCAGGCAGTCGCCGGGCTGCACGATATACGCGCCCGGGCCGGATGCCTGTGTGCCGCCGGAGAGGCGCTGGTTGACGATGGCCATGACCTCGCCGTACCGGCTGCCGAGCAGGGCGTGGCGCTGCGGGTTGTTGCCGTACTCGCCGCGGATGACCGCGCTGGCGAGCTGGCTGGCATCGCCCTTGGGCGTGGACTGCACGGGGGCCGGAACCGGCCTGCCGGGGGCAGCTGCCGGGGCTGCGGGCAGTGGCGCGTTGGCGTATTTGCTCCAGGTGACGGCGTCGCCGTAGAACCAGTCCACGTCGATCCTGTCCCCGATGCCCGGCACGCTGCCGGAGCTGGAGTACTGCCATGCGGCGGCGAACGGCCACGGTCCCAGCGGATACGGGGGCTGGCCCGGGTCGCGCAGCCGGTCGCCCGCATACCCATTGGGGTAGCCCGCGACCCACAGCCCGTAGTCGGCCCGCGCCACGGGAGTCCAGTCGCCGGCGCTTATCGTGCTGGCGCTCATGTAGATCAGGGGCTTGGTGCCCCACGCCTGGGCGACGCGGTCGAGCCATCTTCTGGCCCACGCGACGTTGCCTTTCTGCCCGCCGCCCGGCTCCCAGTCCAGGACGGGCAGCACGCCCTGCGACACGTAGCCGCGCGTCTGGGAAAGGAACCAGTCGGCTTCGGCCTCGGGGCTGTTGCCGAACTCGGGTCGGGCGAAATGGTAGACCGCGCGGCGGATCCCGGCCTGCGCCAGCCCGGTCATCGTGCAGTCCGCCGAACCGTCCGTGAACCCAGTTCCCTCGGTCACCTTGACGATGCCGAAGCTCGTGCCGGCGCTCCTCGCGCTCTGGGCGCGGGGCGCGTTGATGCAGCCTTGCCAGTTGGACACGTCCACGCCGCTGTCAGCCATGGCGTTGATTGGCAGCGCCAATGCCAGCACAGCGAGGATCGCGGCCGCCGGCATGAGCGTGCGGCGCGGAGGCCTCTTGTGTCTCGCATGGGATGGAATCATGGTTGCTCCTTTGTTCGGGGGTATGGAAAAGCCGCCCCGGATTGGAGCGGCTTGGAATATTGATTCTGCTGCCGGCCGTCATGGTCAACGGCGCGGATCATTTCTTGGCGTGGGCGTGCATGATCTCGTCCCACATGACGGTGCCCCGGCCGTTGCCGCCCAGGGCGCTGTACGCCCGGTACACGTCGTCAACGGTGTCGGCCACGGATTGCGGGCATGATGGTTGAGGCGACGATTCGATGTACTGCTCGTGGAGCTGCGAGAGCTTAGCCTTAAGCAGGACCTGCACGCCATTGATCAGCGCGCTTTCGCGGCTTGCGGCAGTTCGGTACCGGGCGGCGATCCATCCGATGGCGAGACCGGCCAGACTGCTGCTGGCAGAGGTGAGCAAGGGAATTATCCATGATGGCATGAGGGGACCTTTCAGGTGGAGGGTTGCAAGCCGGCGGCGATCGTGCCATCCGAAGCGTTGGAGCGCGCGGCTGGTATATTGCTTGTGCAGAAGATGGGAGGCGGCAAAGGACGAGTTGAAACCCGGAGATGCTCTCGTGCTCTGGGCGAAGGCCGAGCACAGGGAGTATGGGGTGTCGGGCGAGTCATGAGCGTGGGCTGTTCATGGTTGCTGCCCCTTTAGACGAGTGGCTGCGTGATTATGATCTGGCTGGTGTCGGTGTCGATGACCTGTGAGGGGGGGGGTATGACAGGGGGATGAGCGGGATGGTGGCGTTCACGCTGATTTGCAGGTCGCTGGCTGGCGAGGCGCTGACGACTGACTGAGCGTTGGCCAGGTAGATGGTGCCCGACCCGTACAGCCACGTGCCCAGCGATGCGAGCATGCCCGGCCACAGTTTGGATACGAGGGCGGCCAGGGCTATCAGCGTGGGCGCGGACAGCAGGCTGCCGATCAGGGATTGGATCATGGGATGGTTCCTTTCCGCCGCGAGGCGGTAACCGGGGAGTATGCTGAATGACATGAGAGAGAAAGGGCAGTCGACGCCGCCGCGCGACAGCGGCATGGATTTGCTGCGCATCGTGGGAACGGCGGCCATTGTCGCCACCCATGCATTCGCTGATTTCCCCCAGTCGCGGCCGCTGCTGTATACGTGGCAGGTGCCGTTGTTCTTCATTCTGAGTGGTTTTTTCTGGAATCCTAGGGCGACTTTCAAAAAGGAGCTTTCACGACGCACACGTTCGCTGGCCGTCCCGTACGCCTCATGGCTGGCAGTATTTCTTATTATTATGTCTGCAAAGAGCATGGTCAGGGGGAATCTGAATCCGGGGGTGTTCGCCGACGCGCTGCGCGGAGGCATGTACGCCCGGACCCCCTTCACCGTGTTCTGGTTCATCAGCGCGTTGTTCTTCGCGCGAATCATGCTGAGATTGTGCTGGAGCGCGACGCCGTGGCTCGGATACGCGCTGGCGGCGATGGGGATGTCGCTGACGGTTCTGTGCCCTCGGCAGCTCGCCTCGATCTGGCTTGCTGCCGGTACCGCGGTTCCCTGCGTTGTTTTTCTTGTCTGCGGCATTCTCGTGCGCAGGCTCGAGTCGAGGCTGGCGGGGAGGCGTCAGCTGATGGCCGGCGCGGCGTTCGCCGCGCTGGGAGTGGCGGCATATGCTCTTGGAAGCAGCCCGATGGACATAAAGAACGGTGACTACGGCACGCCGGCTGTCAGTATCCTGGCCTCATGCGCGTTGTGCGCGGGCGTCATGATGATCGTCACGGGCCTTATGCGATCGACCCATTACGAATGGGTGACGATGTTGGCCGGAATAGGCCTTCCGGTTGTTTTCGTCCATTCTTTCATCCTGATGCTGTTAGGGCAGGTCGGTCATGCCTCGGTTTTGGCGTTCCTGGTGACATTGGCTGCATCCTACGCCATCGCCTGGCTCGTCCATCAGTCCAAAACGGCGGCGAGGCTCCTGGGCTGAAAATACGATCAGTAGTTGTAATCTGGTGTGTAGGTTTTGGTTGGGTCCTTGAGACTGATCCATTTCGACCCGTCGCCGAAAACCGGTCCGATTCCGAATGCAAGAGTCTGATTCAAGTTGAAGGCGAGACCGCTGCTGACCGGCAGAAGGTTCTTGACATCGATTTTCGTGGTCACGCTGGTGATATGGAATCTGGCCGCCGTGGCGGAGCCGTGACCATTCAAGATTGTGAACATGGTGTAATGCTGCAACGAGTTTTTTTCGTCGATGACATTGCGAAGCTCCAGATCGTAATTGTGCGAGTTGTCCGCGACCATAGCGTCGTCATTTACGGCGATCAGCGACATGTTGCTGGATACGGTGCTGTCGGAGATAGCTGAGCCAATGAGACTGGCGTTGCTGAAGATCATGCCCAATGAATTCGCTTGCCCTGATGGAGTGAATGTGACGTCTCTGGCATTGAGACGTATTCGCCCCGAGTTGGAGGGGTCGTTGACATCCGGCCTGCAGACCAGCAGATGCCCGTCGTAAATCACATCCCCGATGTTGCTGATGGATACAAACATGTTTCTGAGCGCCGTGATGTTGATGATCGAAAAATTCTGTTTCATCCCGTGGACCCCGACAATGGTAATGTATGCTCTCGCGTCGGACGTGTACTCCGATGAGAATCCGGTGACTTTGATCATGTCGTTGATGGTGCTGTTAATACCGCCTATAATTATGTTTCTCACCGTCACTGATTGCGGTGATTGCACCGCCAGATAGGGGGCTGAGCCTCCCTGTTTACGCCAAATGGAATCCTCGATCGTCAGATTCGCGATGTGATTGCTGGTCACGTTGACGCTAGGATTTCCTGCGGGCGGGATGCCATGGTCGCCACGGATCGTCACATTGTTGGCATGCAGATTAGCTTCCAGGCTGATGTTCTGCGCCTTGTACGTGCCGAAGATGTTCTGGATCACGATGTCGTCCGCATGGTAGAGCGTGGTCGGTTCGTCTATGAATGCCCACTCTAAACGATCAAAAAACTTGACGCTCGACCACGATGCTACTCCGTACACGCCGTCAACGACCACATGCTCGATGTTCCCGCTCGTGTCGTTGATCAGCGGGCTCGAACCGTCCAACGTGCCAAACGCCACGAGGTCATCACCAACGTTGTATCCGTGAACGTTCCTGATATCGACGTCGCGCGCGGGGCCATGCACATGGATGCCGTCACCGGCAGTCGTGTCCAGATTGATTCCTCTGATGGTGAGCATAGTGCTGTCGCCGACGCTCAGGGTGTAGCGTCCGCCAATCTGCCCAAGTTTCGTGGACGTCGTGAACGTTGCGTCCGTGATGGTCAGACCGTCGACGCGGCGGAATACGAATGCCAATCCATTGGATACGCTGACGTTCGCGTCATGAGCCCAGACAAGTCCCTTTTCCTGTATCCAGCGCCCACCATGTATGGTCACGTCATGGATGCGTCGGCGATACAGGTTCGCAGTCAGTCCGCCTACGCTCGTGAAAGCATTGACGGAAGTTGTGAAGGTAGTGGCCGTCTTAGCGGTCACCGTCCCGTACAGGGCTGTCCCGCCATGCCCGGCTCCCATGACGCTCACCACGTCACCCACGGTGATGCTGCTGGTGTCGACGGCGTCCAACGTCGCCGAGCCAGCGTGTGACTGGACGTCCGACGCGACGGCGTCAGGCGCGAATGTGTCGGTGACGATGGCGTTGTACTCACTGCAATGCACGGTCGCGCCAAGCGCGCTGATCGTGTTGCCGGAATGCAGCGTCAGCGAGCTCACATGGTAGTCGCCACGCACCAGGATAACGACACCAGTCTCGTCCAACGCATTCTGTATCGCCACCGTGTCCGTCCCGCCTGACGTATCTCCGGAAGGCGGCACGATCGTCCACAGCGGGGAGAGAGCCCCATGTGTATTTGACGAAACGTCCGCGATATACGCTGCAACCGCCTCGTCCGTAGGAACCGCATTCACGCCCGGCAGCCCTTTATCTCCCCGTGGTCCAGGATCACCTTTTTCCCCCTGGCTGCCAGGCACCGCTAGAAGCCGTCGTTTGTCGATGATCTGGTCCGGCGTGATAGTGGTCGCCATAATAATCTCCTTCAGTCAGTTGATATTCGCGTAGCCTTCGCCCACGCGCTCCACATGCCCATCAGGCGCGGTAGCCTCGATCCGCCAAACGCCAGTTTTTCTGTCATTCCAAACATCCGGGCTGAACGCAGTGGATTGGACATCAACGATCGTCCAACCATCCCGCGTACAGGAGACCGATGTGCGCCACCACTCCACGCCAGACGGGGATGACAGCACGAAAACACCCGTCCAGCCCGACATATCCAACGGCGCAAACGGGCCGCCGGTCTCGGTCTGCACCGTGGTCTGGATGCCGCGCCGAATCGATGTGCCGCGACGTAGCAGCAGGTCAGCCCGCACCGTACGATCATCGTCACAAACACCACTCATAGGGTTTCTCCTCTCATGCGATGCTCATTACCGTGACAGTCATCGTCGCCCCGCTTATAGGAGAATCACTGGCTACGGTGCTCTTGGCGCGCAGGGTGACGATCTGGTCGCTGGTGATGATGTCAGAAGCAGTGCCGCCGAACGAATCACCGTTCGCGGTCACGCCAGGGAATGAAGCGACCCGGACGCCGCCCACCAACGCCTCCAACAGCGGCATGCCATCCCCGCTCTTGACCGCCGACACCGAAACAAGCACCAAAGCACGCGTCTTGCCATCACTCGTATCCCGAGCAGCAGCAAGGCTCATCAGCTCCACCCAGCCCCCGCCAAGCGAGCGGCCGCCCACGCTGTGCTCCACGCTGGACACCGTCGGCGTGACCCGCTTGATCTGCGCTTGCGCGGCGGCAAGATCGCCGATGGTCTTCTGCTGGGTTTCCAGCATATGCTTCTGGGTGTCCAGCATCTTCTGCTGGGCTTCGAGCATCTCCTGCTGCTTCTGCTTGATCTGCGCGATCTCCGTGCCCGTAGGCCGATTCGCCTCATTTTTTTCGCTGGCCTGTTTACGTTCCATCCGCAGCTTCGTTTTCGCGCTATCAGCGTTGCCGGGAGCATATTTTCGTACTCCTAATGGTTCGACTGGGGCTAAGTCCTGTGGAGTAGTAGTCTCGTTCATGTCAGCCTCTCAGTCTCGCCTGGATGTCAAGCCAGTCGCTTGAATCCCTGCCGTCCACGTCAGTGATTTTGAGCTTCAGCAATTGCTCTCCCATGAAATCGTCATCGACCTTGAGATCCGCCCAGTCACCGGGACGCACCGGGTATTCGTCCCCTACCTGCACTTTGAACGTCTCGTCCGGGTACGAGCCGTATGCGATGCCCGATTGAGCGCACTGGCGAAGCTGTTTCAGATCGACGATCGTCGTATGCGTCTTGTCAGCGGACTGCAGGAGATTCGGTTGGTTCTTCTGGGTGACGCGGGCGATCACGGTCTTGTCTCCGCTCTTGCCGCCTATGGCGAACACCTGGTTCGTCATGGCAGCGCCCTTGCCAGCCACGCCGGCGAACACAACCCGCTGGCCGGGCACCGTGGAATCCCACGCCCCTGGCTCTGTGCCTTCCAGCCATTGATAGTCGTTGATCTCCGGCTGCGAGCGCATGTCGAAGGTGAGTGTGCCGTTGGCTTGTATGCGTGGGTCGAATCGTAGTTCGTTGCCGTCGGCGAGTTTTGTCAGGTCGTCGAGCAAGGAGGCGACGGTTGCGAGGTCGTAGCCGTTGTAGGTGATTGTCTGGGTGCCGCCTTCTAATGTGGGCAGGGTGATGGGGAGCGCTCCCCATTGCATTGATTCGTTGACGAGGCCGCGCATGATGTCGCTGTACGATCCGGTGAGGGTCAGTGCCCATGCTCCTGCTGGGTGTTCTTCGTCGATGAGGATGTCGCCGTCGAGCCATGAGATGTCGAGGCTGTGGTTGAGGGCGAGGCGTTTGGTCAGTGCTGACCATCCGCCGCCGCATGAGAGGG